ATCGAGCGTTAAGTAGGGTTGCTTAATTTATTTTTTTTTAAAAAGGAGAAAACGTTATGACGACAAGTAGTATCACGAGACGAAAATAGGGAAATGTGGAAATAGAGAAATGTGGAAATAGAGAAATCCAAGACCACCGCTTCAAACGCTTGAAGATACAATTTTCGAGTGAGTCAAACACCAGCTACGTTTTTCCAGTTCGGTATAAAGGTACCTCTTTCCATGTGCGTGCAACTCTTCCGCGACTTCAATGAGTTCATGTCCCGAGAAAAGGCTCTTCATCGCCACAAGCCGCCTCAATTCTTCGAGACACATTTCCAAGGTTTCCAGAGCGAAGTCAACTTCATACAAATGGCACGTCCGGCAGATGTCGCCCATAAAATCGATTTTTTTCGACATCAGCACATTCAGTCGCCCTCCGATCTCTCTGAGGCACCAGCACATATCTTTGACTCCACAGGAAGACATGAAAAACAATAAAAACATGAAATAATAATTTAAAATACTTGCCACAGCAGTACCATTCCGCCTAAAAGTACCTCAGCCACAGCTTCCAACTACATTCTTGGAGAGTTTTTGATAGCACTTCCCTTCCCAGACTTTTCCACGGTCCTGGAGGGCATCGAAAACTTCCACAAGGCCTACGAGTCGGTTCACGTACCTCGAAACACCGTGTTTCATGTTCTTCAACTGTGCGGACCGCGAAAAATACTCAATTGCACCCCGGCGGCCACTCATTACAGCATCGATCCACACTGCGCACCACCATGCGGTCTCGGGGGGCTTTAAACGCAGCAGCAACACGAGTATGAGGTGAATGAGGTAAAAAAGAGGCTTTGATACACATGTTCAGGCCGTCGTAGTATTTTTCATCGCACCTCGCGCTCATAAAATTCAGTCAAGGCCTTGGCGAAGGTTGGATACGGCTTGAAACACTCCGGTTTGATGGTTTGAATATGCGCAATGGCCTGCGCCGGCGTCCACCCGTGCCGGCGTATGAGCAGTGCCGCACACACGCTGGCCGATCTGGAGATGCCAGCCATGCAGTGGATCAGAATGGACTCGTTCCCAAAGGACAACGCAGACTCAATTGCGTCGCACGCCACGCCCAAGTTGCGAAGCATGGTAGGACAGTCTGCGGAGTCGTCGTCCACGGGAATGCGGAACCCATTTAGCTTGGGGAACTTGAAGGCCACGTCCTTGGTGCAGTTGATCACGTGACGGATGTTCTTTGACCGCATAAACTCCGGATCGTGCGCATCCATACGGCTGCCGACCCACACTCGAGGACATATCTCCTTTGCTGGGAAGAAATACATGTGGTACGTTGCGAAAAAAAAACTCTTGAGCGTACACAAGAACCCGTGATGTCCGTCGGAGGCGCTTTGCAACTCGCACTGTGGGGGGCAGAGGATGCCATTCTCAGTTCACAACCACAAGTGACTTACTGGAAATCGGTCTTCAGAAGAGCCTCGCCATTTAGCATGTGCGAAATCGAACAAAACTTCGCGGGGGCAAGTGATTTTGGCAAGCGAACTTCCATGAGTCTTGGAAGAAGCGGTGATTTGGTGTACGATGTCTGGTTGCAACTCACTTTGCCCTCGTTGTGGGACTACCACGAACCACTCCCGGCGTTGACCGCCACCAAACCCATCATCAAGTATGCCAGGTACACCTCGGCCACGTCGGCACGCATCGCCATCGTGCCGTCCCTCAACATGGCCTCCGACGCGAGCCAGTTGTACACTGCCACCCTCACGCCCGTCGGCGGTGGGACGCCAGTCACTGCCACCTCCACGGTGGACGCGCCGCTCATCGTTGAAGTCACCGGACTGAATGCCACCAAGGAATACGATGCCGTGGTCGAAGCCGTGGGCCAAGCGAACGACGACCCGAGCGACAGCACCGAAGTCATTGCGCTCAAGTGGGCAAACTCCATTGGCCATGCCTTCATCAATACTGTCGAATTTGAAATTGGCTCGCAGACCATAGATAGACACCAGTCCGATTGGCTCGATATTCTCGGCGAGCTCACGACCCCCGAAGAAAAACTCGAAGGGTTTCACGCCATGATTGGCAAGTACCTCGATTATGACCCCCGAAGCGATACCAAATCGAGCGATGCCGAACGGACCTATTACATCCCCATGCAGTTTTTCTTCAACGGCAACGGCAGGTCCGCCGCAAGTGGGCTGGCACTCCCCCTGATTTGTCTCACGTTCCACGAATGCAAGCTCAATTTCGAGTTCCGGCCGTACAAAGACTGCATTCGGTCCACCCGACGCGCCGTGACCACGTTGCTGGATGACGCCGGGTACCCCCTTGCCATCAAGGATCTCAAAGGATACGCAAATTACATTTTCCTTGAAAATACCGAGCGCCAACGGTTTAGCTCCAATCCACACGAGTACTTGATCGAAACCACCCAGTTCTTAGGAGATGCCGCCGTCATTCTCGGTCCCAATGACAGTTTGCTTCGCAAGATCCCCCTCGATTTTTCGCATCCCGTCAAGGAAATCGTATGGGTCTACAACGACTACGACACATACACGGGCGACAGCACTCAACTGGACTGGTTCAACTATGGCGACGAAGATTGGTTCACGGAGCTCAAAATTCAGATCAATGGTCAAGATCGCTTCTCGAGTAGACCGAGTTCGTATTTCCGTACCGTCCAGCCCTACAAACACCACACGCGCGTCCCCAGCAAGAATATTTACGTCTACTCGTTTGCGCTTATGCCAGAATTGGCACAATCCGTGGCGGGCAGCGGGTCGTGCAACTACTCCAGGTGTGACACATCGCATCTCGTGGCGACCGTGCGTCCCAACCGTCAAGGCCGCGTGCGCATTTTTTGCACCTCGTTCAATGTCCTTCGCATTGCCAACGGCCTGGGTGGATTGAGCTTTGCCGGCTGACCGACCGGCCGTCCAAAAAAAATATGTCGCCGTGAGATCATGACATCACGTGCCAAGCTAAAATGGGCCAATGCGTTCACCAACAATAATCGAGGGTTCAACGGCAAAAACTGGGCCAACGAGCTTCTGCCCAACACCGACCGCCTGCGCCACAACAAACCCATGGCGCATACGGCCAACGTCTGGCAAAAGTACCTGAAGAGCAAACATCTCGACAACCTCCAGCCCCTCTCCCACGGGGCCTGGGGCAAGGTATTCACGACCTCCTGGGCCAAAGCCAAAGAATATGCCAACGTGCTCAAAGGCGGGAAAGCCTTCGTGCGCACCGCCGCCGAACCCAACGCCTCACACAGCCATGTCGTGGTCAAGGTGTTCACCCGCAGGCCCAACGAAACCGATGCCGAATGGGCGTCGTACTTAAACATGGTCAACCGCGAGGTCTCCATCCAGCGCTCCGTGTACCGCGCGTCTATGCGGCACTATGGAGGCCGCCTCGCACCAGCCGTGTTCTTTGCCGGGGTGGACAAAGACGGTGGGTTCGCCATTGTGTGCATGGAACACGTGCGGGGCAAGACACTAGCCAGCCTCGTCCGCGATTTCACACTGCTCAAACGACGACCTCCACACAATCTTCTCTTGAATGTCGAAACCGCCGTCGTCGCCCTCTGGCGTCTCGGCGTCGTTCACATGGACCTCCATCCTAATAACATCATGGTCGACCCCGCCACCGCCCACGTCACTCTGATCGACTTCGCCTCCGCCGCGCGCATCCCCCCTACAAACCGTGCCGCCATGGAAACCCTGCTCCTCAGCACCAAGGCCGGGGAACGCTACAAAATTTGGAACGAGCCCGCCCTGAAAAGACTCATTCCCGCCCTTCGCAAACAGACCAAGGCCGCCGTTCCCGACATGAAAGCGTTCCACGCCGACTGGCGCATGCTAGAATGGCTCGGGCGTGTCGTCGCGCGCCCTGGGGCTCCATCTCCATCCGTACCTTCTCCTGCCGTCGTTGGAGGAGGAGGAGGAGGAGGAAGAATTCCGTCCTCCTTCGGAAAACTCGACCTTCCTCGCCTGCACCGTGCCATCAACTCCCGGGCCCGCCGCGCCAGAGGAGCCGTGGGTGCCGTCCGCCAAATAGTCAACAAACCTCTCCGCATTCGCGCCGTGACCTCATCCTCGAACTCGAATGGATGGAAAGCGCGCACGTTTGGGAATGCTTCGGCGTGGACGGGAGGTCTGTTTGGATCCTCTGCTGGAACTTCCTCGGGAAGCAGTGGCGGGGCCTTGGGCTTGCCATCCGTGAACCTCAAATCCCTTCGCAATAGCCGGTCACAACGACAACGGGCCAACGCCGCCGCCGCCAATTCGTCCATCCGCGCGAGCAACCGCGTCCCCTATTCGGTTCTGAACGATAGCAGCGGTCTCCTCGGCGGAAGCATTGCCAAGCCTCCCAACGTTGCCGGGGTGAATGCTCAGAGCAATGCCTACATCAGCGCAACAGAGGAGCTCAATACGAATGGCAACGCAAACCCAGAATTCACGAGCGCCGCCGAGTCGCAGCGCAAGCCTTCCAATGCAGCAGCTGGAGGCGCCGCGAAGAACAATAACAAGCTGAAAATCTATGAATCTACCGTGAAAACGGGGCTGGGCCTGAAGAACTCCGCGCCGCAAAACAAGGCGTCACTCGCGCTCGAATACAACAAACGCTATACGCGCCAGGAGTTAGAGACCATTTTCGACCACGTGAAAGTCAGAGGAAACGGGAATTGTCTCTTTGAAGCCATCGTTCTCGGTGCACAACCCGTCCTGATCCCCAAAAATACAAAAAACAATAACAAAAACAATAAAGAAAGGAGGGAGGTGACAGATATCGTTATCCAACAAATTCGCGAATATGTCTCCCAAAAGTGCGCGAATCAGTCTAACGTTAACGATAGCGTCAAGGGTATTTATGGCGAGTACTGTAAATCGATCGCGAATAATCCCCGTGCCTATGGAAACGCTAGTATTCTAGATATTCTTTCAAAACTTGGTATCAGATTTGTCGTTATTACATCGTTCGATGACAATACATTCGCGGCGACACAACGGTATCCAGTCTCTTTCAACGCAGCAAACGCCAAGCAAAAAATTCAAAAAACCGTGTATTTGCTGTACATTCGAGGTAAGACGTCCGCCAGCGATCATTACGATCTCTTGCGCATAAAGTCTAAGAAAGGCGTCAAGGAATCGGAACTGAAATGGTCACGAAAATTATTATTCCCAGCCTTGTTTTGGAGATAATATACCGATACTAAACGCGACCGCCGCGTACACGAGACACGGCACGGGACCTAATATATCACATCCTTTTGCTACGACACAAACGCCCAAAATACAGGCGCCTATCATCATAATCATCCCAACAACGTTCGGAAAGGTCATGACACATGTTGCAATGAGAACAACGCCATATGTCAGGGCCGCAACAGCTGTCAGCACAGACAACCTCCGAAGGTTCTCCGCACGCCACAGCACCGCAAAGATACCGGCAGCAGCGCACAATGCGACCAATGGGTTTTTCCACAACCACGTCGTCACCTCCGACACCACGTACCCCACAACGAGGATGATGCCGCCCCCAACGACCATGGCACCGTATCGAACGCATTCATCGACCGCGAGAGGCAAGTACTCGCACACTGTCGTCCATATCCCTTTGGCTAGTCGGACCGCCGCCATTTTGGCCATCTCGATATCGATGTGCACGATCAGGCAGGCGCCGTGCAGCAGCGTGCAGAGCAAGAAATCGATGTACATGGCACATTCCAGCGTCGCGGTCGTCAGCCACCGGTCCCGTGTCTCGTCCAAAACTGGTGCCGAAGCCGTGTCTTCCTGCTGATACGTTTCCAACATCGTCATGCGCCGGTACAACGCTTCTAACGCCATGTCTTCTCGCGTGAAAGCGGTCTCAAACAACGCCACGGTATACAGCGCCCGCCGCACGTAGGCGTCAAACAGCCGCGCTAAAATGCGTTGTTTCCCCTCGTCGCATTGCCGTGCCGTGGCCTGCCCCGTTTCCATCGCCTGCAACAACTTCACCTCCGGCATTTTATCGCGCCGCCGCCGCACCAGCATATACTCTAAGCACACCGTCGCTCGTCGTCGGTGCGCCGGCCGGCTTCGGTACATTCTGAGTATGCGTTGGGCGACATGCGCTTTCATTCGTGGTAACTCCTGCTCATCGGCACCCGTTGCCCACATGCACCACAGCAGCGCGGCCGGCACGGTCCACGCCGCGTACAGAAGACACCACGCCGAGCTGGTGAGCACGAAATACGCGACCACGAGCGCCGTCAATGGCCTGTTCTTATTTCGAAGAAGGAATGGGATCGCGATGTATGTTGGTCTGCGCACACACACCGCGCCCACCGTCCATCCTAACGCTACAAGAGGTTTCCAAGAAGAAGTATTCATATTTTTTTTGCAAAGACAAAGGCTGGAAAAGTCGTTATACACAGGTGTCCTCGTTTCACGCTTTCTTTTTTGTGAGTTTGCGCGCGCGCCAAGTTCAAATACCCCATTTTTTTTCGGACCGTATCGATAGCATCCGCGGAAAAAATGCAAGGCGACGTGATAGCACTGAAACGGTTTGACCCGACCGTGATTCAGGACGGAAAAATATGCGTCATCATCGGCAAGCGCGGCACCGGCAAAACCGTCCTTGCCAAAGATATCCTGTATTACAAACGACACATTCCCGCCGGCATCTGTTGTTCCGGCACCGAAGAAGGAAATCACTGGTACAGTTCATTCATACCGGATACGTATGTGTACGGCGATTTTGACCGAGCAGCCGTCCAGCGCCTCGTCGATCGACAGCGTGATCTTCGGAAACGGGGGTTTACGACCAATGTGTTCCTCATTTTGGACGACTGTCTCTACGACAAAAAGATCTTGCGCGAAAAGGTTGTCCGCGAGCTGTTCTTCAATGGGCGACATTGGGGCATTTTTCTCATCATTACAGCCCAATGGATGCTCTCCCTCGCGCCAGACCTCCGCGCCAACATCGATTACGTGTTCATTCTGCGAGAACCCATCCGCGCCAACCGAGAGAGACTCTATAAAACGTTGTGCGGCATTTTCCCGACGTTTGACGCTTTTAACAAGGCCATGGATGTCGTCACCGAAGATTACGGGTGCCTGGTCATTGATAACGCCAGCAAATCCAACGATATTTCGAGCGTGGCGTTCTGGTATAAAGCCAAGCCGGTGCGTCACTTCCGCATGGGGTCCAAAGCCTTTTGGAAGTTTCACGAAAGCAATTATGACCCGAAGCACGACAAACGCCCACGACCACCGACGGAAGACGGTCTCAAAAAGAAGAGTTCCACGGTCATTCTCACGCGCTAATTCTTTTCTGTTCTCTTAAAGTAAGTATGGACACGCTGATGCTCTGTGTCTCGTTTCTCATGAGCCTCGCGGCGGCGTTGGTCATCCTGATCGCCGCGGTCCTCATCTACAATCACCATCATCCGAGCACCGCCGCTCCCTCTTCCACGAGTACGACAACCACAACAGCAACCCCAACAGCACCCACCGCGAGCACGCCCGGCAAAACTTTTGCACCCTATTTGCTTCTCAGCAGTCCCACCGCCGCCAACATCGGGAAGTACAGCACGTGGACCACGCTGGCGTTTGTCGTTGGATACTCCGGCAGTACCATCAAATGGGACTCGGGTGCCGTGTCCGCATCGACGGTCAAATCCAAAGCCAACGGGCACTGTATCGTGTCCTTTGGGGGACAAACCGCCGGCTCCAAAAAGGCGCCCTATTACAACGAATTGGCCGGCAAGTACACGGACTCCGCCAAGCTTGCGGATGCCTATGCCGCCGTGGCCAATGCGTTGGGCGCCACCATCCTGGATTTTGATGTCGAAGAAGACGCGGTTCATGATACGGCAGCGTGCGAGAGACGACACGCAGCTCTCGCGGCGCTCCAAAAGAAAAATCCCGCGATTCGCATCCATTTCACGGTCCCTGTGGAAATGGCTGGAGTACCGTCCACCGTGAAAACCATGCTGCAGAACGCCAAGAAAGCAGGCGTGTCCATCAGCGTCGTCAATTTGATGACCATGTACTTCAATAAATCGGGAACCAAAATGGCAGATGCCTGTTGGAAAGCCGTCGACGCCTCGAGATCGTTTATCACCGGTCTCGGCGCGAAGATCGGCATTACACCGCAAATTGGGAAAAATCCCGACGCTCCGTACACCAAAGAAAATTTTACGTTAGCGGACGCCACCGCGCTCGTGGCCAAAGCCAAAGCCGATCCCGACGTGGCCTTGATGGCCTTTTGGGAAGTTGGCAGAGACGCCGGAGGCAAGTACGCAGCCGCCTTCAAAAGCTTTGAAACGTGAGTTTTCACACGTTGACGACGATCTGTTGGTGTTGCGCAGCTGCCTGGGGGACCTCGACGGCCGGCGCGTAGATGATGCGGTTCGTTTGAGGGTTGTACCGCAGCACCACATACGCCTGGGACGTCGTGGGCGTGATGTTGGAAGGACACCACGTATTGTCCACCGCACAGGCCACCGCGTACACCGCCAGGCCCGGGTATTTCTGTTGTAAAAACGCCTGGGCCTGTCGCCAGTCCCACCCGATCATTTCCGGCCAGGGTCCAGGCATCGGCGCGGGCGTGGCACTTGCGGGTGCCGCGGCACTTGCAACTGAGCAGGGCCGGCACACCACGCCTCGTACAGTGGCGTCGTACACGCACCCACAATTGGCAGACGACTGGTCAGATGCGAGTTGGGGCGCCCGCAATTTCCAGCAGTAGTGCAGTGCCGTGTTGGTCGTGGGAGCATCCTTGCACAGCAGTTTGCCCGTGCCTTCGTCCGCCCGCAGGAAAAATCCGTTCACCGCCGACCGCAACATCACGTATTCGTCACCACCGGTCGTTTTACACCATCCCGGCACCACCACAAAACAGGAATTGGGTTCTTGCTTCACGTCATTCCATACCAACACGTCGCCCGTCACCACCGTCAAGTACTTGTTTTGCCACCGGACCGCATACCGGGATCCCGACACCCCACAGTCCACCAACGCGTACACCGGGTTGGCTGAGGGCATGGGAGCGAGCTTGGCGTCCAGGGTCGGCACATACCCCGGTCGCAACAAGCTCTCGAACGCAAAGTTCAGGAGCTTGGATTCCGGCGCGCGCGTTTCCATTTTGTTGGGATCGTACACATAGGGCGCCACGGTCACGACTGGTGCTGGTTGCACGACGGGCACCACGGGCACCATGACCGGGGCAGACGTTACCTCGTTTTTGCGGCGACGCTTGATCATCCATACGATGATGACCAACAGCAGGACACACACCACGCCACCCACGAGATATCGTTTGTCCATGCCACCGCCGCTGCTCGTTTTTGGAGGTTCGATATACCCCACATTCGATGGATATAAGCTTGGAGGCGCGGTCGACGAGGAAAAGTAGGGATCCATCTCTCTTGGGAATGGGCACACATTTTTTTTACAAACAAAACAAAAAGAAACCCCTTCAACTATGGCACGATCTGCTTGGCCGATAGAGGGGAAGAAAACCCGAAGGTTCTTCTTTTTCGGGTCGTCGTAGAAGATTCGAACTGGCAACCTCGGTGTCACCAGTGGCGGGTGTTCGCAACCCGCCAACCCCACTCTCTATTTTTTCAAATTATAGCCCAGAAAAATCTCTTTTAGAAAACATATGCGCGCTCTCCTCATTTTCGGCATCGTTCTTGTCCTGTTCGTCCTCTGGCGTCGGTCCCGGTCGTGCGAGTCTTATGTGGACTACTCGCGCTATTTCGATATGAACACCCACCTCTTTTCCAGCGCGAGCGTCTTGTACGAAAAAATCCGGTCCAGGCTGAAGGCCATGCGGCGGCGCGATTACGCCGAGGTCACGTACACGACCCAGGGCGGCCAGCGCTGGGTTGGCGTCTACCTCGAAGATGCCAAGGGGTCGTTTGCTGCCAGGGCGCCCGTGGCCGGCGAAGGCGTGGCGCGTTCGCTTTTCGCGAAAATCAAACGGACTTTCTCAGGAGCGGTCTGGGATACGCGTGACGATACCGAATAAACGTTTTAAGCTTTTACGCATTTCGACTTCACGCACTTAAAACCATCTTTTGGAGTGAGCAAATCCACGCCCGAGGTACCTTTAGGACAGTATTCGGTTGCACCATAAGGCTTGACGCAACTTTCGGTGGAACAAGTACCTCCATCTTTACAAAGGGAGACATTTCTTCCGTACATACTCTTTCGCACATAGGCACCGTCGACACAAGCACACGCATCATAATCGTCTGCTCCATTTCGCTTACATTTACCTCCATCTGAAGACCATATGCTTTCATACTGTGTCTCATTGCTCAGACCATTCGTATTACACCCAATACCCTGATCAGCGAGAGATTGTGCATCGTTACCCGTAATTACTACGGCCTGATCCACAGCCTGATTGGCAACTGCCGCCAACTGGGGTGTCGACCTCTTCCAACTACCCACCGGATAACTGTCCCAAACTGCCTTATCGACATATGCATTATAATTCTTAGTATTTTCTCTTTTATCCGGCAGGAAAGCTGCGAACGTTTTGGGATAACATGACATCACGCCATTCTTATCTTTCTTACTCAAAATAAACCCTCCACACTGAGTGTTTTTCTTGCAAACTTTCTTACAGGCGTCTACAGTCCTCACCTTGATGAGTTTGCCAATATCATTTTGTCCAGCGGTAAAGTTCGAGTTGCCCAACAACCTATATGAACCTTTGGGTTTTCCAGTAAACACGTCATAGTGTTCCTTGTTTCTTTTGAAGGTTCGTAAGATAAGATACACTACCAGGATGGCGAGTGCGGCAATAAGAATCCACTTGACCTTGAGGTTCTTTCTCAGTTTGTTGAATTTTGGTTTAGGCATAGTTAATTTTACAAAAAGATTTTTTTTTCGAGGCTCCACTAGGAATATAGGAATATTCAACTTTTAAAATACACTTAAAAACGGCAAATCAGATTAGTACGTTTAGTTCACGCGTCTCTATTTATATGCTGGAGACCTCCCGCTCGTCCGTCGGCGAGCAAGGTTTCTACCCAAGAACGCCTAATTAAGAAGGCTATTTAGATGGACGCCTTGATTCATCTAAATTGCCATAGCGGAACTTGAGAAAGGAGTTTAGCCAATAGACGCCCCGACAATTTTGCGCGTGTAGGCGTCGTACACGAGAACGAAGCGGTCGGTGCGATAATCCGTGGGCAGAGGCGCCCCGTAACGCACGGCCACCGTGGTCATGTTGGGGTAGGTGCTCATCACGTACGCCACCGCGTCATCCTTATCGCGGCCCATCAATTCAGGGAAACTGCCGCCGGGTTGGATGGGTCGGGGTTGTTGGGGCCACCAGCCGCGGGGGTAGGCAGGGATGGGAGGAATTGGCACGCGGGGACCCCAGTACCCCCCAGGAAACTGGACGTAGGGATTGCCAGGCGCATAAATCATCACGTCGGTGTTCCGGGCAGGAGGACTCGTGGTCACGGGGGGTGCCTCGGTAGGAGGTGGAGGCGAGGGCGAGGCGATCACGACAGGACTCGTCTCGCTCACGGGAGTCATCGTCATCTCGTCCGCCATCAGGAGGTCGTCATCAGACTTCTGGGACGACGAGCGGAACACCACGAACCCAACAGACGACGCGCATAGAAGGCACACCAAGATGACCAGCAGAAATTTCCAATTCATTTCGTACTTTCAGTCACACATTTTTTTTCGGCGCATTGGAGTAGTTACATCATCAGACATGAAAAAGTCCACGCGACTGCTGCCCGTCAGCGGCTCCGAACCTAGAAACATCAACGCCTACAAAACGCCTCGAGCAGTGGGGCGCAATAATTGCATGGCCTTTGCATTCGGCGAAAAAGGGGTCGTCAACGGCCAAAAACAACAGCCGGGCAACAAATCAGGCCTCAAGAACGTCGATTTTCCGCTCACGTCGTGTGGTCCCATGATTCGTCGCGTTCTCCGGGACTACAAAGGCTCCGTGTATCGCGGCTCCGTCGGCACGCCTTGCAAACCCGGGTACGCCAAAGTCATGCCGTTCATCGCCAAGGGACGAGATTTCCATTGGTACCGACAAGAACCCAATGGCATGTGGGCGCACAAACGCGGACTCACTCCCGTCACGAAAAAAGATGCCTGTGGAAAACCAATTGTGAATCCACGAACCTCCTGCCGAGACTTTGGAGACGGCCTCGATTACGCCACCCCATGTCCCGTCCTTTGCCGAAAAACTTTCAACGCCAAAAAGAACTTAAGTGCGCCGACAAAGAAGAAAAACAACGCCCCGCATGGCCAACGAACCACGCGCCGAGTATCCCGTCCGAAATCGCGCGCGTCGGCGGCTCGCCACCGTCCTCCGGTCTGGATCTGAAGAAAATAATGACGATCCCGACCGCGTCACGACTCTCGTCAAAGCTATCGAACAGTCCACGTGGAAACACGTCGTGCGGTCCTTCCCGCCCAGTCAACGATTTTGGAGCAATCCCAAACTGCGGTACCGGTACACGACCAAAATCTTGGGCATCGAATTCAACCTTCGGCACCCCAACAATCCCACCCTCTCAAACAAAGTGCTGGACGGCGCCCTCGATCCACGACAACTGTGTACCATGGCGCCGTACGAAATGTACCCGGAACTGTGGGAACCCGTCTTCGAACGCATTGCCGCCAAACAACTCCGCAAACAACTCACCCATGACCTCGAGACCATGCCGGACGGCGCTCTGCAATGCAAGAAATGCAAATCCCGTAAAACGACCTACACGCAACTCCAGACACGCAGCGCTGACGAACCTATGACGACCTTCGCTCTCTGCGTCGCGTGTGGTCGGCGCTGGAAAGAGTGAGCGCTCGAAGGCGCGCTGACCGACGCACGCCAAAAGTCAGCATGACCTCCGCCACATCGAGAACTTCCGCGACTTCGCACAGCGCCTCCATTTTTGTTTATTAGACTGGAAACAAACGAAGCCTTAAGCAAATGAGACCGACCGTACGCGTTTCTCGGTCCCATTTTCTTTCGCGGCGCATGACAGCATGGTGCATTTTGCCGCCGGCATTCTCCCAATTTCGTTCGTGGATGGCGTCCCTCTCTTCCTCGTCGGCAAAGACATTCGGGACGGGTGGAGTGATTTCGGCGGAAAAGCTGAACGCGTCGATAAAGGTAACCCCGCCATGTGCGCCGCCAGAGAATTTTACGAAGAAACCCTCGGCACCGTGGTGTCCGCGCGTGCATTGCTACACACAATGACCCTTCCAGGAAGCTGCGTGGCCCTCAAGTCGTCCACCCAAAACAATTATGATTATCACATGTTTATTGTCGAAATTCCGTACCTTCCCCATCTCCGGTCCACTTTTCGAAAAGTGTTACGATTCTTACAAAGTGCAAACATGAATAGAACATATGTAGAAAAACTCGATGTACAGTATGTGACATGGGATATGCTCCAAAAGCTAAACAAGCGTCCGGTGTTTCAAAAAACTCTCGACCTTCACCGGCCCGTGTTTGACGCTCTCGCCGCATCGACGTGCCACACTTGGCGCAGATGCGGGAACCACACGGCATTCTGAAAACATCTGGGCGAGTGCCTCGCGCACCTGAAAGAGATGTTCCACGTCGTTCGAATTCACACTTCCCAGCCACGTCCCGTGATCCGCGTACCACATGAGCGACGCCTGTTGCATGTTGACATCAAGCACTCTTGGGCACACAAATGTCATGTATCGCGTATCATATATCAACCCGTTCATAGAAAGCACATACCGACCGTCCGTTTCCTGGCGTTTCATCAAAAGCCAGTAGAAGGATCGTCGCATATCCTCGGGGATCCCTGCATTGGCCGCACGCCACAAAGCCGCTGTCTGCTGCACGTACTCCTTCGACGGCGTATGACACACCACGTCCTGCATTTCCACTAGATATTTACACGCACACTTTCCGTCCAGTCGCTCGGCACCAGTCACGGGCAGAAACGCCAGGGGGTCCGGCACCCACACCTGCGATGGCACCACACTGATGCGCACCGTGTCCACATCCCCGCACCGCACCCACAGGCGCACCACATCACCTTGTCGAGCTCCACGCAGTCGAAAATAGCTTCCCAAACCTTCCAACACGAAGTGCTCACCCCCACCGCGAAGTCTGGTCATCCTTTTTCTCAACCACAGTGTCATCGTTTCATTCTCTTCGCTCGACACACCCAAGGGACACTCGAACTCATTCGAATGCCACATGGACGACGTATGGACATCGCGCGGGCCGGCCGCAGTCAGTCGATCCCAATGAACGCGGACATGAGCTTCTTCGAGAGGAACTTCGCCCGCGTGTATCTCCCCCTCTTCGAGTGTGTGGTATGCTAACGTTACGCTGAATACTTGCATCATATATTAAAAAATTGTATGTCACACAAAAACTATTTTTGCGAATCTTTTCTTGTTTTCGAGGGCACTTCGTGGAAGCTCAAGGAGGAAGCCTGTGCTCACGCTTTCTTTCTTCTTCGAGCTCTCTTTATTTTTCACACCAAGGTTTCCAATACCTCTTGAAGTTCCAGCAGTGCGAGGTCCAGCACCAGCGTTTCCACATACCGTGGTTCCCGCGATGCCGCACGCACCCCACCCTTGCACCACCACCACCACATCCGCCGCGGCTTTCGGAGCGTCGCCAACACACTTGCATACCTTCCACGGCTCGTCCCGGGCAACCGCCAGACCCTCTTTCGCACGCGGGTCGCATCTTCACGGTGCAACCATAGCCAAAAAAACACGTCATGCCCGCTGCGGTAATCACGCACCAACCGTTCCACAAAGTTGACGGTTTCATATCTCGTCAACCGTTTTCGGTGGCTCCTACAGATCGTCACCATCTCGGCAAATTCCAGGCCACGCCCCATCACTCGCCATCGGATATGCCGCTCAAAATCGACGTCGTACGCATGCTTGCGAATCGCCTCCGCGTGGCGTTTGTAGGTATCGTACACATCTTGGTATCGACCTGTCCCACGCTCGTAATCAGGCGGCATGATCACCAGTCGGTGGCATCCCATCGTTAGCGTGGCCGCGGCGTACATTGCCGTGCACGTCGCCACCGCGTGAACCTGGTCCAAAGGATCCTGGAGGACCGAGAAGATACTCGTTAAGACGTCGGGAGGCAAGTCTTGGACCCTCATTTTTATTTATGTTTGCGGCGAGGGGCGCAGTTAAGCGACTTTTAAAACCAAGGGCTGCGGCGGGGAGCGGCGGGCTTGCGACGGCGGGTGGTCGGGCGTTTGCGAGCTGCTGCCGCCGCCGCGCGCAATGCCCTGTCGAGTGCGGCTTCCGTGCTTGAGGCTCTAGCGGCGTTGGAGGTTCGACTCGCGTCCATCGCCGCTATACATTCAGGATCCCCAACAATGGTTCCGCGCGTTCTCCACAACGTACAAAAATAACCGCAAAGACTTGGGTCGCAAATTCTTTGACTCGACCTCCACGCGCGTATTTACGCCGGCCGGGTTGTACGAGTTCGGAAAAGGTCTGGCGACACAGCGGTACAAGATAGCCGTAGTGTACAGAGTTCATCGCAACTACCGCCAAATCTGTCTCTTTGCGGACGACGACCAGTCCGTGATTACCGCCAAAGCCATCGGGACGCCCGTTCAGGCCAAGCAGCTGTATCTGCAACTGAAGAATCTCAATCCAAGCGCAACTTTCTTTGTCCGATAACTTTAACGTTTCACGCTTTCTTTTACCAGGGACCTTAATTTATGGAACGTTTTCCGTCACAGCTAAATTATTTTAATTAAAGATAAAATGGAAACTCTCCTGAAAACAAGACCTCGCCTTTCTCCCACGCTTTCCCATTCAGTCAGGACCGCTCACGCTTTTGCGTCCTCCACCGTGCGCTACGTGTGGATGCAATTTCACGATGCCTTCGTTGCCGCGACCATCGATGAGAACGGCCGGCATCGGCTTGAGCGCCTTCTCGGCCGCGCGTTCGGTATGCCAGTCCATATTTCCTGGGACACCGAGCGCCGCGAACTTGCCGTCCAATCCGGCTTGCCATCGCATTACTACGTTCGGCACATGCCCATGCACTGGTTTCTTACATATGCAGCCGGGGCCGATACGCTCACGGCACGGGTGGACCTCCTGCCGCACGAAGAAGATTTTTCGACCTATGGAACTTTCAAAGATGCTCACATGTCGTTGCGCACGGTATATTATAATGACGGGGACATTTGTCATAAGGATGCCGTCGCGTTACTGCGACCCACCGTTGATGCTGCCGCCATTGTTTCTGGAACTGCGGCCATCAGAGCACACCTCCTGCGCCGCGCCCCGCTCGACATCCAATTCGATTCCAATCTGTTTTCTTCTGATGAAAAAACTATTCTCGAATCTCTTGCTTCTTACACTCACAAAATGTAACATTCTCTCGCGATAACTTCTTTGAAAAAGTCTTCAAGACAACCGACAGACTCTGTCACAATTGAACGCTCAACACGGCTTTCGCAAAAATCATCCATAGTGTTTTTGCAGCATTTCACATTCTCGGGCGTCGTTTCCTCGCCTAACAAGAACACTTTTTGCACGCGAAGCCGATTCTCTAACGAGTGTACCAGAGAAATCTCTTTCATCTCCTCGCCGCCACTGTCGCTGTCACTGTCACTGTCGCCGTCACTGTCACTGTCGCCGTGACTGTCGCTACCACTGTCGCTGTCACTGTCGCTGTCACTGTCAGAGAAGGTCCTCGGCTGCAGGTCGATGTTCACGTCGATAATGAGGATCACAGGTGGCCCTGTAGTAAGCGTTCCTTCGATACGAGGCACGTCAGAAAGTCGAAAAGCAAGAACCCTCAGTGCGCCCATATTCCGCGAAGGCAGGACCACCGTGTCATCAATAGCGGTCCCCGTTGCGATCCATTTGGGTGTGGCGTATCCAAGAGTATGCTTGCTCCATAGCGCATTCAATCCTTGAAACGTTTGTGTTCGACGAGGAAGCCGCACGTTGCCTTCGACCGCCAGTTTTGTAGCAGTGCAGCCGGTGAGATCCAGTTTCTGTGAAAATTGTTCCTTGCACAAGTTGCAATCTTGAATAACGAGAGAGTCCAAAGAGTGCAGACCACATAGCTTTGAGACATTCACAACCATATCTCCATCATCCAAAAAGTAAAGACTGTCAGACCAACAAAGAGAACGCAACACGAGAACCTCCAAATTGGGCATCATGGAAACGATGCACTCACAATCCACAAAACATGACAACTCCACATTATCCAGCACAAGGACACGCAGACTTTCATACTTTTTTGAACACTGAGTAAGGATGATAGGATTCTCAAAATCCTCGTAGTTCCGAATTGTCAGCGAAAAGAGATTTGGTGCAGCATCGAGAATTTTGCTACCGTACGGGTCTTTTACCAAGGAACGTCTAATTAAGGAACGATGTCGAAATTCGTCCCCGAAAAATCTTAATTCAAGGAACGAAATGTCGGCATTTTCCCCAAGACGTTCCTTGGCTCCACTTA